CAAAACATCTACGCATTAAAGAGGCACACCCACATCTTGACATACGCTTTGTGTTTGACAATCCAAACAAGAAGCTAACTAAAGCACCAAATGGAAAGACATATGCTCAATGGTGCGAGAGGAACGGCTTCATGTACTGCAAACTATCTGATGGTATTCCAGAGGAATGGCTGCAGTGACAGACATCTTTATTGAGATTGAAGACTACATGCAGGAGCAGTCGTCACCTGAACGAATACTGTTTATGACTGTCATCTTACAGGCGTTGCTTGATGCGTCTAAGCCATCAACGACAAATGAATCTGAACGCGCCAAGCTGGACAGGACACATGCACAAGCATGGTTCTTTGCCAGTGTGGGCGTAACCGCTGAAGACTTTTCAACTGTGTGTGACATGGCAGGTGTTGATCCGGGTTACACAAGAAGCTTTGCATACAAGGTTATACGGAGCAAAGAAGTTGAATACACAAGAAAGAAAATAAACTCTATCTTGTCAAACATCTAGAGGTAACAATGACAAAGTACAAGTTCGATGAGAACCTGTATCTCGATGAGATTCAGGACTACGTAGACGCAACTTATTCACAGCACTATGCGTCTAGTAAGTATCAGGCAACTGACACAATCCTTGATGCTGATTATGGCGAAGGATTTTGTATGGGCAACATATTGAAATACTGGAAAAGGTATGGAAAAAAGGATGGAAAGAACCGTAAGGACTTGCTCAAGATTATCCACTATGCTATTATCATGCTTCATGTCCACGATACCGCTAATGAAAAGGAGTAGCTGATGCCTCATTTCCGCTCTAACGAAAACCCTATGTTCCGATCCAAGTTCAGTGAGGATATTTTCAAACATAAGTATGCCCATCATGGGTGTGAAACTTGGTCGGCATTAGCTAATGTTCTAGTGGACGATGTGTGCCAAGACTACATGACGCAAGATGAGAAGGACGAACTCAAGCGTATGGTTACTGACTTGAAGTTCATTCCGGGTGGACGCTATCTATATTATGCTGGTCGTCAAAACAAGTTCTTCAACAACTGCTATCTACTACGTGCTGAAGAAGACACACGTGAAGACTGGGCCAACCTATCTTGGAAGGCTGAGTCCTGCCTGATGACAGGTGGGGGCATTGGTGTTGACTACTCTGTGTACCGTGAGGAGGGCCGTGTGCTTAACGGCACAGGCGGTCTTTCCAGTGGGCCTATACCCAAGATGCAGATGATTAACGAGATTGGTCGTCGTGTCATGCAGGGTGGCTCACGCAGGTCAGCTATCTATGCCAGTCTTAATTGGCAACACCCTGATGTAACACAGTTCCTTGCTGCTAAGAACTGGTATGAAATGCCAGTAGGTAACACAGGATTTACTGTTGGACAAATAAAAGAGCAGGACTTTAACTACATTGCTCCGCTGGATATGACAAACATCTCCGTCAACTATGACACTGCATGGCTTACTAACTATTGGAAGACAGGAGAAGTAGGTGAGGTATTTCGGACAAATGTTCGTCAAGCCCTATCAACCGCCGAACCGGGGTTCTCTTTTAACTTCTTTGATAAAGAGAATGAAACGCTACGTAATGCTTGTACTGAGGTAACATCTGAAGATGACTCAGATGTATGCAACTTGGGCAGCATTAACATGGGCCGTATTGATAGCCTTGAAGAGTTTACTCAGATCGTAGAGCTAGGAACCAAGTTCCTTCTCTGCGGAACCTTACGTGCCAAGCTACCTTATAGCAAGGTATATGAAACACGTGAAAAGAATCGCCGCTTGGGTCTTGGCCTTATGGGTATGCACGAATGGCTGATTAAGAAAGGATACCGTTATGAAGTTACCCCTGAACTACATCAGTGGTTGGGAATCTATAAAGGAGTGTCTGACAGTGTTAGTCGTGACTTTTCTGATGCTATGTCTGTTTCCCGCCCTGTGGCTAACAGAGCAATTGCCCCCACGGGTTCGATTGGTATTCTGGCTGGGACTTCCACTGGTGTTGAGCCTATATTTGCTGTTTCGTACAAGCGACGTTATCTAAAGGGACAGAACAGGTGGCACTACCAGTACGTTGTTGACTCCGCTGCACAGGAAATCATTGATGTGCATGGTGTAGACCCTAACAACATTGAGTCCGCACTTGATCTTGCACAGGACTACAAGCGTCGTATAGCTTTCCAAGCTGATGTTCAGGACTATGTGGATATGTCAATCTCTTCCACGATTAACCTCCCAACATGGGGCAGCAAACTTAACAATGAAGATACTGTTGATGACTTTGCTGATACCCTTGCATCTTATGCCCACCGTCTACGTGGCTTCACTGTGTACCCCGATGGATGTCGTGGTGGTCAGCCACTAACATCTGTCCCCTACTCTGAAGCAGTTGACAAGCTTGGCGAAGAGTTTGAGGAGAGTGTAGAGACGCATGACATCTGCGACATTACACAGCATGGTGGTTCTTGCGGAGTATAATGCGGAGAATAGAAATGTCTGAAGATTACTATGAAGAAGTACTGCTACTTCGTAAGAAGGTTGAGAAGTTTGAGACTATTCTCAAACATGCTATGCCTGAGAAGACGGGTGCGTTCTTTATCTGCGGTGAAGCAGGTGAGAAGGATGGTATGGGGTTGCCTGAAAAGATTATGGTTTGCCCCTCAATGGGTCTAGATGGTTTTGCTACATATGTAAAAGACCAAAACTATTCTTCGCCGGGGTGGTAAGTATGTGGTATCATGGACACAACATGGCTCGTGAACCTTCCTATCTACTGGGAAGGAATCACGGGACCATCGTTGAAACGGAGTACACAAGCAGGGAACACAGGGTAATCACTCAGCTTGAGAAAGTCTGTAGTGAAAACTGTGCGTCATCGTGGAGCATTGGCTACTTCCCTGATGAGTACAAAGGAATTACATTTAGGTTTTTTGCTGATTGTGACATCTCACTATTCAATGAAGCCCTGCAACAAATTGAGGGCGGTGAATGACAGCATGTTGCAAACAGTGTCGGCTTGACGAGAACAAATACTATTGTCTTGGCTGCGGCAGGACAGTAGAAGAGATACGTCAAGCATATCAACTCTCGCTTATTGAAAGGAGAAAACAAAATGGAACTGCTATACGATGTAGGACTTGTAACAAAGAAGGCTGTAAAGAAGATCATGACAGTTAGGCTGTGGGATTGGCTCATGTGTATTTCTGATAATTGCTATCAGGACTGGTCAAAGAACCACAAGTTTAATAGAGACCTCTAGGATTGGATGATTCCGTAGCTCAATGGATAGAGCAACAGCCTTCTAAGCTGTAGGTTGCAGGTTCGACCCCTGCCGGGATCGCCAATTTTTTCTTGACTTACCCATATCAACACCCATATAATACCCATATCAGCGCAGACATGGCTGATGCGGTGTTCAATCTTGCTTAAAAGGAGAATACAATGAACGCACTAGTAACAATTAATCCAGCCCTCCAGTCTATACTGGACAAGATGGATCAGTTTGGTTTTGGTTTTGAAGATCAGTTTGAGCGTTTGTCCCAAGCACACGATCATTTTTTGTCATCCACTTCCTATCCCCCTTACAATATTATTAAGGATGACAACACCTATCGTATTGAGATTGCTCTTGCAGGTTTTAAGAAAGAAGATGTTGACGTTGTTTTGGCAAAGAATGTTCTCACTATTAGTGGCAATACTCCCAAAGCAGAAGCCGATAAGAACATTGCGTATCGCGGAATCGCAACCCGTAAGTTCAAAAGGTCATTTGCATTGTCAGACAACACTGAAGTAAAAGCTGCCAAGATGGAAGACGGTATGCTTGTAATTGAAATTCAAAAGGTTGTACCTGAAGAAGACCAAGAATGAAAAATCTCAATCGACTAAGGAGGTGCCGTCTGGTAGCGCGTTGCTATCAGGCGGCTACCCCAAAGGTAAACATGACAACATTTCACACAGACAAACTCCCCACAATTTATATCGGCTATGATCCAAAGGAAGACGCAAACTATCAAGTGCTGCGTCACTCAATCCTTAAGAACACCAGTAGCCTATATAACATTGTTCCTCTTTCAATGCCAGACCTAAGACGTTCAGGACTTTACCGGAGAGCAGGTAAGGAACTGGATGGAAAGGTTGTTGATACATTTGATAACAAACCTTTCTCAACTGAGTTTAGCTTTACCCGTTTCCTTGTGCCATTTCTAAATCAGTACAGCGGCATGGCACTGTTTATGGACTGTGATATGATGCTACGCGCTGACATTACCCAGTTGTTTGCTGAGTATGGATCACGTACTGATTACGCAGTGCAGGTAGTTAAACATAACTATCAACCAAAGTCACAAGAAAAGATGGACAAGCAGGTACAAACAGTGTATCGTAGAAAGAACTGGTCAAGCTTTGTTATGTGGAACTGTTCTCATCCTTCACACTATAAGTTAACGGTCGATGATGTTAACACAAAAAATGGGAGTTGGTTACATGGCTTTGAATGGCTCAACGATAATGAGATTGGTGAAATCTCAGAACGGTGGAACTGGTTGGACGGACACTCTACAGCGAATGATCCTTACAACGTACACTTCACCACAGGCGGCCCAGCTTTTTCCGGCTGGAAACCAAACAGATTTATCGACCAAGAGTACGCACTCGAATGGAAAGACATCAGAAATAAACTAACAATAAATGAATCGCTAGGAGAACTCAATGCTTAACAGTCAACTAACTTTTGTCACATCCTTTAGTCAGGATGGCTTTTACAAGTATGCAAAGAACATGCTTGAGTCAGTTGCTGATAAGTGGCACCCTTCACTAAAGCTGGTCGCATACTACCATGACTGTGATAAAGAAACAGTTGATGCAATGCCGAAGGCAAAGAACATTGAGTATCGTAATCTTAATCTAGTTCAGGACATGCTTAACTATCGTGATCGCATGAAGGTACACGATGGTACTGAGGGTGGTAATGTTCCCTACAACTGGAGACTAGATGCAATCAAGTGGTGCCACAAGGTCTATGCAATGACAGACCTTGCATTTGAAATGATGGAGAAGGAGGCACAGGCGGGGTGGCTGATCTGGCTGGATGCGGACACGGTAACAACCAAGCTGCTAAAGCCAGACAGCTTTACCAACATCCTCCCATCACAGGCTGAACTTGTTTATCTTGGCCGAAAGGACGTTGACTACAGTGAGACATCCTTCCTAGCATTTAACCTTAACTATGAGTCACCGGGATTTATGCTTGGTGATCTACGTGGATGCTACGACATTGGAGAAGTTACGTCATACCGTGAGTGGCACGATGGTTTTATTATTGAACGTCTGCTAAAGATTTATATTGCTCATGGCATGAAGGTACACAACCTTACCCCCAATGTTAAGGGACTTGCAGCTTTTGCCAACTCTGAATTGTCAGACTATATGGTACACTACAAGGGCAATCGCAAGGCAGAGATTGGCAATGATGTTGCCCCTGATGTACGCCTTCCACGTTACGAACAACTCAATACACTTATCCGACATTACAAATCAAAGAACATTGTAGAAGTAGGCACGTGGAATGGTGGCCG